CCCGGAGGTTGAGGCGGCCCCGGAGGTCCCGGAGGTCCCGGAGGTCCCGGAGGTTGAGGCGGCCCCGGAGGTCCCGGAGGTCCCGGAGGTCCCGGAGGTCCCGGAGGTCCCGGAGGTCCTTTACCGCAAACGCCATCGGCACCACGAGTAGTGCCGGGCATACACTCGCACTGCTTCGTGCTGACGTCAAAATATTCGTTAGCGCCGCAGCCGCCAATGCCGCACGGGTCAAGCCCCTGTGCCAAACGAATTAAGTCGAAAGGCTCACCATTTGGGCAGGTGAGCGGCGGGGGTGGTGGAGGTGGCGGGACAACTATTGGCGGGGGTGGAGGCGGCGGGTAATTAATTACCGGGCCATAGTTAGTCGCACCACGCTTCGGCGTAGTCGTGAAATAGTCTCCCGTCTCAAGCGGCGCACGGCCAATCGGGGGGACTAATAGCGAACGATACCACTCAGCGAGCGATTCATCGTACGGTTGGAGTGAGGCAATACCTTCCGTGCCTACACCTCTGGGTGCGGGCTGCGTCAGGCGGGTAAGCGGATCGCGGTTATAAGGATCAACGCCCTGAACTGACCCGATGCGAGTTGCATCGGTGCGATACTGATCAGTCAGGGCGGGAGCGAAAGGGCGGAGGTTACGGAAATACTCTTCGCGCCTCCTTTGCTCGTCTTGCTCCAAGTTGCTCGCCGTTTCAGAAACGCCGCCTTCTGCAAACCCTTCCTCGCCGCTAAAAACATTAATTTGGGGTTCGTAACCAGCAGACTGCACCCGACTCATCGGGTAAGACAAATTAGGCCGAGGGACAATGCCGCCCCCAGCCATAGCCACGCCGTCTCGTCTTTGAGCGTCAATGATCTCCGAGCGTTGCGGCATCGTAGTCGGAGGTTGATTCTGCATAGGGGGCGGTTGCCCCGTAGGTGGTGGCCTACTGTAATCAGGGAACTGCGTGGTGTAGCCCTGATCGGTATAGCCGCCGTCAATAAAGTACGGTTGCCCCGGCTCACGGAACCTTGGATTGACCCGTCCGTAATTAAACTGGACGTTGCGGTACTGTTGAGGCTGCGGAGTCGGAATGCCCGGTCGCTGCCCCGTCGCCTTTTGCTCAGCACGATTCATCGCATAGAGCGCAATCGCCTGCATGATCGGGTCAGTGCCTCGACCGAAGATACCCTGCTGTCCTTGTTGTCCTTGCGGGGGTTGCCCTTGTTGCGTAGTACCCGACTGACCGCCGCCTAGTATTCGTTGTAAAAGCGCATCAAGGCCACCACCACTGGCAGGACTTTTACCTAACGGAGCTTCAACCGTAGGCTTGGTATCCATAAGACCCGGCGCAATTTCGCCAAAGTCATCTGCTCCACGAGGAGCTTCTCTGTATCCAGCAGGACCCGCGATACCGGGGGTTCTCCTGCCTTGTTGTACCGCGCTCGTAATACCACCGAGTAACTTAGTCCCGGCGTAGGCTTTCATGCCCGCCTCAAGACCTTTTTGCAGATCGCCCTTGATAGCGCCGTAGGCGGTGCCAGCAATCAATGCGGTGGTCTGAGGGTTTTGGATTATCGTGCGACCGACGTTAGCAATGCCCCTTCCAATAGAACTTAAAAATCTACTAAGGGCCGACGCTTCAAGGACCCCTGTTACCGGATTGACCGGCAGTTCCACACCCTGTGCACGGGCGATGGCTTGGAGGCTGCGAACCTCTTCGGGAGTCATGTGAACGAGGGTGGAATCCCCGTTACGACCTTGAGCGGCTACAAGGGACGCAAGTCCTGCCGCAGGATATTGATTCATAAGCCCCCCAAGGGGAAAGGTTTCTTAAATGGTATCACTCGTTGGCCTCGTAATTCGATACCCAAGTGACGGTCAGAATTATGGACGGAATGCCCGGAATGTTGCCGGTTGCAGCCACGTAGGGAACCGCTACGTCAGTATCATCAGACTGCCAAGCCAATTCAAAATAGTCCCCCGCCTCCATCACCAGCAGGAAGTTCCAAGCCGGGACAATTTCACTGTTAGGACCGTCGATGACGATCTTGGTAGCCGAATCCGGTAGATTGACCCCATTAATGCGGGGCCAGATATACACCGCACTAGCTGAGCCGCCCGTCTTGTCCAACTGAGCCGAGAACTGAAAGTTATAAACCCCAGTCTGGCTAATGAAAATCTTGGATGTCGGTACGCCGCGACTAACGCCAAACTCAGAAATAACCGAGTTATACGTAAATAAATTGACCGTATCGGCTACCGGATTCGTCTGCGTCGTGGTGTCGTAATACGAAGCGTGAGAAATTGGAGTATTGATCCGATTGGTGATCTGACTAAAAAACAAACGCAGGATGTTCGTCAACTGATCTTGATATCGAACCTGATAATCAGTCGGAGCAACCGGCAGGTTCGGCGGCACTACACCGCGAGCAACAGTCATCGGCGTCCATCCGGTTTAACGTCGATACGCATCATGCCCATCTGCCACGCTACACCAAGATCAGTTGAGTCCACACGGAACGCCATCTGACGACCGCGCACTCGGGTATAGACCTGACCGGTGTACTGCTGAATTGGGATCACCGATGTTCGGGTAACGGTCGGCGTATCGGCAGCGGTGTAGTTACTGCCTGAATTCTGACGGGGTTTAACGGTGAGCGTTACAGACGGATTGGCTCCGTTCGATCCCGTAAAGTTCAAGTCAGGCAGGATGCGCCAAACGTAGCCAAAGTTCTGACCGTCTTGAATGTCAAAGTCCGACGACTCAATAAACGCTTCAATCGGCACGGGCGGATTGATCGACGCATCGTCGTTGCCAACTTCATGCAACAAGACTTGGTTCGGAATCCTGAGACTGACAACCGTGTATTGAGTGTGAGACGCAGCCGTTGTTCCATTAGCGCCACGTACACAACCAAGAAGCGTGTTGTTGCTGATATCCGTGTACGTAATTTGCTCAGAATCAATCGTAACCGTACCGCTTAACGGGTACGTTGCAGCATCTACCAAGGCAATCGTCGTAATGGACGAATCAATCGACGTAGCAAGGTACGAAGTCTGAATAGAGAACGCCGCGATTGGATAGTTACGCTGGGTATGCTCGGACCACGCCGTGCGATTGATATTGCCGTAATACCAAATACGCTCAAGGTAGTTATAGATTACATAACGATCATTAATAAAACTATTTGCTGACGGGTAGAACCACCAGACTTCGTTGAAGCCCTCGTTACTGCCTGCACAAACTTGATCAAGTTGATCGTAGTTGATGTCGTTGTAGACAAACTGACGAAGGGTGCAAGGCAGCGTTTCTACACGACCCGTATACATGAAGAACTTGTCACGACCCATCCAGTACGTGACGTTATTAACCGTCTGCGCTGCATTTTGCGATGCAATCGAAATGTCTTGATCAAGCAGTACAAAGTTCCACACAAACGGCGGTCCAATGTACTGCATCGAAAAGATGGCAGTATCTGTCCAAATCAAGATTTCTTGACGAGTATTCTGCGTAGCTACGATAAACGAGCCGTGAGATAGAGTTTGCTCACCAGACTGATTAGTAACTTCAGGTACCCACTCATACGGATTACCTTGATCCGACCAACGAACCAAAAGCGGATTAAATACCGTGTTGAAATTGGTCGGGTCGTATGGGGTTGAACCCATGCAAATCGTGAACTCGTTTACAGGCGAATCAATGATGACGTTAGTTTCGTTGGGGACATGACGCCCTGCATAACTGAATGAAACATCAGACGCCGTAAGAGTCGCCGTGACTGCTGCCGAAAGCGTGACAGACGTTGAACCCGTCCAAGCGGCAGTTACAAAAGTACCCGTTGGAATGCCCGTACCTGATACGACAGAGCCAGTGTTAATGCCTGTGGCGTCAGCCACCACAATAGCGGCAGCGCCAGAAGCAGCCGTAGCCGTAGTCGCTGTCTTCTCTACCGTGTTGGCTTTCTCTTCAAGCGAAACCGCTCGCGCCCACGTAGAAGTATCTTTAGTCCAGAAATAGACCTCGCCACTACGCTCAGCAAAAATCAGGTCATCACCAAAATTAAACATTGACCAGAGCCGCATCGGAATACCAGCCGGGGACGACGACCCCCAGCCACCACTACCCCACGGGGGGCCGCCCCAACCAACTTGGGTAGTGTAGATAGCGTTACCCGCGTCAATGTCGTACTGAGCAACGACTAAAGAACCGCCGCCGGTAGCCGTGGAACCTGCCGCCGTAGGCGAATAAATAACAAGAGAATTGGCACTCGGGACTGAAGCAACTTCAAACGCACCATTTAAAGTCAGGCTACCTACCGCCGTCGCACCTGAGAAAGTGACGTACGTGCCGATAGATGTGCCATGTGCAGTGGCGTTGACTTGAACTGCTTTACTGCCAGCCGCCGTAGTAAACGGATTATTAGATAACGTAAGCGAGTTACCAAGCGGAGTGATGTCGTAAAACTCACCGCCTAGTTCTACGTAAACTTTCTGGTTGGTGCCTACACCTAAAAGATTCTGGCCGACAGCCGTTACCCAGTTCCAGAGATACCGGGCAACACCCTTATACGTGTAGGCAAAGTTAATATTTTGCCAGCCGCCCAGTTTTTCGGCGTAGCCAGATCGAAAACGCACCTTGTCGGATGCGAAGAACCCGCCCTCGTTGGCGTAGCTGGTTGATTCGCGGTTAACGCCGGGGCGCAGTTCTAGTTTCTGAAGTGCCATTACGAGACCCCTGACAGGTACAACGCCCGTTCGTCGTTGCGCCTTTTTACCAATCCCGGCAGTACTTTACCACCAGCCTTAGTCCATTTCAGAAACTCGTCAGCCGCATCCTCAAACTCGCCTCGGTTTGTCTTCATCCGAAGGGAAGAGCGTTGGAGATTGCCAAGACCCACGTTGAAGGCAAAACTGACGAGAGAATCGAAGATTCCTTGATTGCCAACAGCAGCAGGGCAAAGTCGAACCACACCACGCTCAAACCGACCAAGGTCTTGAGAAAGTATCCGATCCACCTCGTCCATCGTGAGAATGCGGTCCCAGCCAGCGGGTATCGGTAGATTTTTGCGCTCCTCATACTTCACCGTCGCATGAGTAGGGTCGATCACATGCCCCACGCCCACCGTCCACAAAAGCGCCGGGCAGCGGTAAGGCTTAGTCCTCACCCCCTCGTGGTGCTTGATCATCTGAATAGCGGCAGGGCTGACTTTCACTTTTTGCCAAAAGCCTGTGTCCCGAACCAAAACGCAATAATGGAAGACAGAATCAGCATCTCGTCATCCGAGAATACTTCAGCCATCGCAGCGGCAAACGGCACACCCGTGTTGTAGGCGTACCAGACACCCGCAATATTGATGGCAACAAGTTCCAGCACAAAGATATAGGTCACGACCGGACGCACCGAGGCACGAAGGTTGATCATCCATTGGCTCGCGCCTTTACCAATTTCCATGTCGTGCTGATACAAGGCTTGGCGCTCTTCGCCTGCGGTCTGAGTCTGAATCTGCTCTAACTTGATCTCTTCAACCCGTGCTTGGGCAATAAAGCCGCGCTCAGCCAAGGCTAACTCCCGCTCTTTTTGGGCAGCGACGAGAGCCAACTCATGTTTCTTATCCTGCCGGTCTTGGAAGATTTGGAGGATTTTAGGTAACCCGCCCGCGAGGAAGGACAGGAACGTTGAGACCATCGTCATCATGATTAGTACTCCTTACCAAGTACGTCCTTGGCAAACTGATAGTCAGCAGCGTAATACTCGCGCACAAATGCTCTAACCTTGTCGGTGATAACGCTGCGGCCAAAATCAGTTGAAGTGTTGTAACGCACCAATGGCTGTTCCGTATTGCCGGTGACACGGCGCAATTCGGCTTCCATGTTGTGAAAGTCTAGCGCCTGAATGTTGGAATGCGTAAACCATGCGGTCTGCGGCTTGAACAGCATTTCAAATTTGATAGGCAGCGTTGGGATCATATCCACAACTTCATCGTAAGAAACTTGTTCTGCTGCTTTGTTAATGCCCTGCTCATCAATAAAGCGTTGAAAATCATCCCGTGTGTATGGCATTTGCTTTATGTGCAGTATTGCACTTTCAAACCGAGCGAGAGGATCTCGCATAAAGCAATAAACTTGGTACTGCAAAAGGTTGGGGTATTTCCCCGCGTATTCTTCAAAAAAACGATGCGGCCCTCCCAAAGACTTCCAGCCTACGGAAGTTAAGAAATGGCAAATTGTAAATGTTCCAACTTTCGTAGGACACAAAAAAGCCTTTTTGCTGGCTTTGTGGAACATCATTACGGCTGCTCCGATTCGCTCAACGGAGAGATTTCCAACGCCCCAACTCTGTCTTGTATTTCTGACAAATTTTCATTGATTGGGCGCGGTGGAACAACAAATTCATCTATAGCAGGATCATAAATAAACCCAATTCCTGCATATAAACCGCGAAATTGATCGTTATAAGAAGTTTGCTTCCAAACCGCATTATCTCCATACAACGAATGCAGAAACGCAATGCCAAGCGGCTCGGAATCAGGAAACGGCAAATTCTGAACTACCGCGTTGTTTACAACAACAACTTCTAAAACAATGTTGTTTTCATCAAGTTTTGCAAAATGCGCCATACATCACCAAGTAATAGAACCAGAGCCGGTGAACGTATACGTTCTAAACCCGCCAGAAACCGACACGCTTGGGGAGCCTGTTGTAGATACGGCAGCCGCATAAGAATCTGAATAACGAACAATCACAATACCCGAGCCGCCGTTGCCGCCGGTGCCACTTGCAACTCCAATAACTCCACCCATTCCAGAACCACCGCCGCCACCGCCTGTATTAGCAGTACCTGCGGTTGCAGTAGTGGTATTGCTGCCAGCGCCGCCACCGCCTGACCCGCCAGAGGCACCAACACTAGCAAATCCACCACCACCGCCACCGCCAGCGTAAGTGGTTCCAGCAAATGTTGAGCCACCGCCGCCTTGCAAGCCACCCGCGCCACCCGCGCCACCGCCGCCGCCAGAATTTCCTGTTTGATTGCCTAATGAGGCGGTACCGCCTGCGTTGCCGCCTGTGGCGCCAGCGCCGCCCGGTCTGTTATCAACGTGGGAAAATGTTAGGCCGCCACTATCTATGTAGTTAGACGATCCACCACCACCGCTGCCCGAGCCGCTAGTAAATGCTGCTTTTCCATTTTCATTATGGCCGCCGCCAGCACCGCCGTTTGAAGTTATGGTGGAAAATACGGAGTTATTTCCATAATTTCCATCATCTGCTAGTGACCCGCTACCGCCGCCACCAACTGTGACCGTGTAGCTAGTTCCCGCACTAATAGAAAATCCTGACGCAGTTCTGTATGCGCCTGCACCGCCGCCGCCACCGGGGTTAAATTGTTGGTAATAATAAGGCGTGACGTAGAAAGCGACTGTATTTGAGCCGCCGCCAGAGCCACCTCCTCCAACGACGAGATATTCAACGCTTGGCGGCGCACCGAATGTCGTAATGCTATTGCTGGCCGCGCTAGATGGGCTGTTACCAATAGCGTTAGTGGCAAACACCGTAAACGTATAAGCAGTGTTCGCCGTCAAACCGGTCACAGTAATTGTTCCGCTACCCGCTTGGTTTAGCGTAGCCGTGATGTTTCCCGGATTACTAACCGCTGTGTAACTCGTAATGACAGAACCGCCGTTACTTGCCGGGGCGGTGAACCCAACCGTTGCGGTCGTAGTGCTAGTGGCTGTCGCAGTGCCAATAGTTGGCGCACCGGGGACTGATGCCCCGCGTCCAGCAAGCAATAACTGCATTACGCCTGACATGTTAGAGCACGTTCCCGGTAACAACGCACAAAGACGGATTCACAAAAAGAACTGTACATACACCGCGAGTTGACAATGTCATTCCAGTTCTATTGGTATTTGTGCCACCTACATAAGCATTCGTAGTAGATAGCGTCAAGCTAATTGCGCTTGCTGAATTGTTAAATACAGAGACGACGTTTCCAGCCGCAAATGTATTGTTTGGAACCGTAATCGTTCCGCTAGTCGTCAAAATAAAAGTGCCGTTATCCCCCACTTCAAGTGTGTAAGCCGCGTTTTTAGACGCAGAGGCTGGAGGGATGTTCCGAACAAATCCTTTTCCATCAAGAAGATTAGTTACCGTAGCACTCGTGCCGGTCAGCGTTGTGATGCTGGCTGAAGCATGAGTCGCCGTTGTGACGTTCATGCTTGTTCCGGTCAACGTAGTAATATTTGCTGACGTTCCAGTAAGCGTTGTGATGTTAGCCGAAGTTGAAGTCAGCGTCGTTACGGTGCCAGAAGTAGCCGTAAGATTGGTAACGGTAAAACTATTAGTGCTAAAGTCAGCAATGTAATTTAAACCGTCAACAACATCTGTGCCATTTGACACAAGCACCATCTTCTTACCCGCCGGTACAGATACCCCAGTCTGCCCTGTGACCTTGACCGTTACCGCGCCCGAAGTATTGTTGAAGATGAAGTAAAGTTTTTTGTTGGCGGGGACAATCAGATTGGTATTTGTGCCACCGGTTCCCGTCAGTTCAATGAACATGTTACGGGCGACTCCGGTCGCGCCGTTCGGGATCGTGATGGTCGTGTCAGTACCGGTAGATACGGCCTGAGTGACGTAACCAGAAATAGCCTGTTCAAGCAGGGTTCCAAGGTTCGTATTGGTGGTGTTACCCCACGTACCGGCTTGGTCGCCTGTGCCGATAAGCTCAAGGGCCAAATTAGTTGAATATGTACTAGCCATCTTTAATTACCTCACGCCGCGATTTGCGTCCAGTTCGCGTTCTGGTTTGTATTAATTAAGCCCCATACGTTAACAGCGGGCGATTGAAAACCAATACTACCGGTTGCAGATACACCAATAACTATAACACTAGAGTCTGCAACAATTGTAACGGTACCTAACTGACTAACGCCGTCAACCGCCGCAACCGGAACAATAAGTTCAAGGAATATGGTGATATCCCCAAGTTCCGATGTAGCCTCAACCCCAGTGATTGTTAATATCTGATCGGTAATAACATTTTCTATTCCGAGTATGCTTACCCCTTCAATCCCTGTAACAGCTAAAACTTGATCAGTAGAGGTCGCTACATCGCCCAGTTCGCCAGTAGCTTCGAGGCCCGTTACAACCTGAGTATGTCCAGAGATAACAAAAATATTACCGAGTGTTGCCGTCGCTTCAAGCCCTGTAACTGACAGGATTTGTTCTGTAACGAACGAAAGAGTGCCTAACTGACCTGTCGCAGCGAGACCTGTAGCTGGAACGATAAGCTCAAGGAAGACAACCGCATCGCCTAGCTCCGCTGTGCCTTCAACACCGTCTTCAATAACAATGGCATCAGCAACGACAACTTCATCACTCAGAATTGCCTGAGCTTCTAGCCCTGTGACAAGAATGACCTGATCGGTATTAACAAATACCGTACCGAGTTCACCCGTCGCCCCAAGGCCGGTGACTGCAATAACCTGATCTGTGACAAGCGCAACAGTGCCTACCTCACCGGTACCGGTGAAGCTTACAGAAGCTGTGCCCCAACCACCTTCGCCCCATCCTGTAATGGAGTTCCAGCCGTCAAGGGCTACCACTACGTCTGTCACAGACGTAGCCTACTTAGGCGATGCGAAGGATCGCAGTCGAAGCAGCAGCAGCCGGGAACTGGATGGTGAAGTTACCCGCCGTCGAGGTTTTGTCACCGCCAAACGCCAGCACCGCCACAGCCTTGTTACCCTGAGTCGCGTTGTAGATCAAAGCACCGTTGGCCGTGATCGTCGCGCTCGGGAAGGTCAAGTCATCGAAGTCGATGAAAGCCGTCGTGCTGCTAGAAGTCGGCACCTGCGAGATCGTCAGCGTCAAGCCGCCAGCCGGGTAGTTCGTACCAGACGAGGACACTTCATCCGTCGTGCTATACGCCGTAGTAGCAGCACTTAACGTAGCCGAAGAAGTGAACAACGCCAGCTTGAACACATCCGCAGCTGCCGAAGCGCGAACGACACCTGAACCAAAATTGTGTACGCCCTCAAGGATTTGAACCTTGAAGCTCGTCGCCATTGCCTGAGTAATAGCCATTATAGGTCTCCAATTAAATGTGCAATTTCCGAATAACCCTGTTTATCTAACTTCTTGCATATTTCCTTACGCTCAGCCTGTTGTGCTTCACTAAGGTATTTAACAAGCCAATAATGCAGGGCTTCTTTCGTATCAACGCTGAGAATACGGTTGGCCGCACGCTCTGCGATCTCATCTACAGTATGCCCGCGATGATCCGTGGTCTGTACAAAGACATCACCAATTTCTGTATTTCCGTTAAACATCAAGTCACCGGAATCCTAACTTGTCCAGAACGATACGCATCCTGACGATCCAGACCGTCGCCAAGACGTTTGAGGAGTGCTAATGACTCCTGATACTTATTCTCGTAGTACTGCATCAAATCCGGATCACCTTTGAGATACGTGTAGCCCTCACGGATACAGCCGTAAAGAAGTACCGTCTCAAAGTTATCGCTCAACCACGTATTACCTACGTTCACGATAGACGCCGGGTAATAGTAGTAATGCAGTTCAGCCGTATATGCCTGATCGGGAGTCGGTCCAAGGATCATGGTGTTGTCGTCCCAGATCGCGTAGTACTTGGGCTTGCCATAACTATTCGGCGGCGGATACGCAGCGCGGATGTAGTTCACATC